TTTAGTTAGACTTTAGTTGATCTTTTTCTTTTACATCATCTTCCCATGGAAATTTATTGCTCAATACCACTAGATCAGCTTTGCCACATGTAAGGCAAAACATTACAGAATCGATGTTTGAGGCATTACAGTTTTTGCAGATTTTCATATCTTGAAATATAAGTTAGATTCCGATTGTCTCCTTTTTATTAATCCGGGCAATGGTTTCCCTGCCGCATTTATCCACTTTGCAAATTCTTTCGCAATGCTTTTGTCATTAGGATTTAAATTTACTTTCTTGAGTAGTGTTGATTTTCTTAATGCCTCAATCCCTAGGTTATAAGCGAATGAAGTAAGTGCATCGAATTGGTTTTGATTTATCGTGTCTACGGTCATGCTATCTACTGCCTGTGCGTAATGTTTTACATCTTCACGTAGTATTTGTATTGCAAGCTCCTTTGTAATTGGTGGGTCATTTAGTGTCACTTTTTGTTTTGTGCCTTGGTGACCGATAATGTAGGCTGGATAAATAGTGGTACCATAACCAATAGTCGGAACTTTGGCAGGGCACAAATATGGCTTTGACCTAAATCCCTCAAATTGTGCAATCAATTCAATCCCATTTTGCGAAATATTTGATATTTTCATTTATCTAATTTTAAAAGCATTTTCAGAAAAGTTGAACCCGTTAAAATGTACGTCTCGGCATTTTTTAGAGCAAAAGAAAGTATGAGTAGTAAATAGCTTGTAAATCGGTTTAGCCTCTTTAAAACACGTTCCACACTTCTGGAATCCCTTAGTGTCTACTACTTCTTTTTCTTTGGTTTTATATACTGCCATTCCTACGGGTTAAAGATTTTATCAAGTTCTTCTAAATCAATACCCATACTTCTAAAGTGAGGGCGCAAACCTTTAACCATTGAAATAACAGAGTTGTATTTTATTGACACATCTTGGTATTTGTTTTGCAAAACTTCCATTTCATGCCTTACTTCGTGCAATTCTTTGGTAAGCGCTGCAATCTGTTTATTTTTCTGGTTGAATATTGATCCTAGCCATTCCCAAACGTCCTTTATAAAATAGATCAACCCCAACTGTTTTAAGGCCACAAAACTCACTAACAGGATCACAAACCAAACGGGAAGATTATACTTTTCCACGAATGGCAAAATCTCCATTTGTGCATATTTTATTTCAACTGTCGTCGCTGCAAGGTCGTGGGGGGTATCGGCCTTTTTGTTCATAAAATTCTAGTCTTTTGTAAATTTGTAAATGATGATTGAAGCCATCAAAGCAATTTGAGGCAAAAAAATCAAAATCGGTTTTGTGACCTCATTACCGTTTAAGTCAATGCCCCAAACATTAAATGAAATCTGGAATATAATTGCAAAAAAGAATGCGACCACTAATAGTGCCCATCCTGTAGGTTTATCTCTGCTCATATCTTTAAAATTTATTGATTGTTTTTCTTTGCATTCTTTGCATTGTTTATTGCACCCATTGTCCGGAATATTTGGCCGCCAAATTTCATAACACTCAAACTTTTTCCTCATAATTTTAATTTTTTCAATTGTTCTTTACTCCTGATCGCAATAACCCTTTCCCGTTTCAATGCCTTTTTACGGTCGATTATCTTATCCATTTCCTGTCTGATATAAGTCTGCATTTGCTCCATTTGCGTAAATTCAGCGTCAATCTTAGCTAAAATAGAATCGTGAATAGAAATGTTCGAAGCGATCCATAAACGGGCCTCTGTTGTGTCTCTGGTAGCATAATTTGTTATTGTGGTATTCCCTTGTTCGTCAACAATAGTTTGGCTCAAATTGGCCTTATTCTTAGCCTTTTTCAATGAGTATGACACTTCGTATTTGAGTGTGTCCAAGGCCATGTAGTTATCTACCGCGCCTTGTGTGTTGATTGCCTTCGATGGATCGAATGGCGTGAATTGTGCGCTGCAAAATGTAGCAAAAGCCAATGAGAAAATTAAAATTAGTTGCTTCATGTTATTTTTTAGTTTTATAATCCCACACGTAATAGCTAGGATCAAGTGATTGAAAATTAATATCTAAAATCTGATCTTCTGGTTTTGACCACCAATCCATTAACCATGCTGTATTCCATCTATATTTTATCCACTTGCCTTGGATGGTGTGAACTGGAATGTTATTTGTTGATACTAGAATTATCGCGTCTACTGTGTCAGTGGAGTAAATTTCTTTATTTCGCTCATTACCTCTGATTTCCAAAGTATATGAATGGAATTCATAGTGCTTTTCTGGGGTTGTGTATATAAATATTTAGAGGCAATGAATCCCGCTCAATTTTTACCGACCCATCTTCGAAAACTTCAATAATTTTTGTTGGCATTTGCCCAAACCCTTGAGCCAAAAATCCGATCACCATAGACCAGATAAGAATTACTTTTGTTGTTTTCATGTTTTTAGTATATTTTAACTATTGAAACCATACCCTCAAAATCAACCGTACCAGAACCCACATAGTCAGTTATCATTTTGATATTGAAATCAGATAATGAAGACTTGCTAACATACCAAGTAAGAGTTCTTTGATTTGACTCTTGTGTACTGATGTATAGCGTTTTTAAAAGAGTCGTATTATTATAGAATCCAAACGCCCATCCGCCGTCATTGTCTGATTGCTCAATAAGTGTTACCGTTACTTGATAATAAGTACCACTTGCAGATGACATATTTACACTTTCACTTGAAGTGTTAGTAGTTATGTCACTCGATGAATTTGCGCTCGTAAAATTCATTCTTTCGCCTGTCGACCAATCGGTGTTTGAAAATTCTAAGACGGCTCCAGAACTTGCAATATTTGATGCAACCCACGCAGATCCGCTCCATTGCATTACCTGTCCAGTAGAAGCCCCCATATTTCCAAGATTAGTCGCAAGGACTTGACCTGCGCCAATATCGACTGACGCAATTGTCCCATTTTGGATGTCAATTGAATACACTTCTCCATTTAATATTTCAGCGGTTGTAATTGCATTATCAGCCATTTCGCTATTACCCACCGAATTAGCAGCCAAATCTGGGTTTGGATAAGTTCCTGTAAGGTCACCTCCTGCGCTTCCAGAAAGACTCCCATTACTAGCCGCTGTTATCCTGCCATCAGCATCAACTGTTATATTTGTATTTGTGTAGCTACCAGCACTTACAGCTGTTGCGGCTAATTCAGTAGGGCCTACAACACTAGTACCTATGTTTAGAGAATTATAATTTCCAGAAACGTCACCACTAAACGAACTAGATGTAGTCAAAAGAGTGGAAGCCAAAACCCCGTCTATCAAATCACCATCTATGTCAGATAATACTAATTTTGTACCTGTACCATTCAAATCATTCAACCTTACAGGGCCTGAAATTCGAGCATCACCAAATACATCAAGCATTTGAGCTGGATTATTGCAATTTATACAAACCCCAACACCATCGCTGTATAAAAGTGAATTCTCTATTGCTGTAGTTCCATTCCATTTTGTCACATAATTATCTGTTCCTGTGCCTGTTACTGTTCCTGTTGGTATTGCAGCCCTTCCCAAAACGCCTGTGCTCGTCAATGTTGCCATTTGTGTCCCTGTTCCAGAAACCCCGACAAATTGGTTTGTTCCTGTTGTTTGCAAGCCCCCTGTAATGTACAATGTGTTCGTGTTCCATGTGCCCTTACTCGTTCCTGCATTGTTATAAAAAGTCAAATCCCCGTCATCTTCGATTCTAAAAGCACTGGCAGAAGTAGCTGAGTTTCTAAATTGAATAGCTGTTGGAAAATCATAATAATGGGCGCTATTATTCAAAAAAAGACGCATATACCCCGTTGAATTTCTAAGATAAAAGCTCGTTTGAGAAAAAGTATTTGAAGGATTTAAATCAAATGTTGGCGTAGATGAATTGGCATGTACAGATAATGCTGACTGATTTGAAGCATTAAAATAATCCAACGAAGTTCCTTGCACTTTTAAAGGTAAGTTTTGCTTTGGTTGAATATATCCGCCTGCATATTTCCATTTTGTTGTATCGGAAACACTAGCACCTGTAACTAAACTTTGCCACTTTAATTTTCCCGTGCCTGTGGCTGTCGGGACTTGGCCAGCGGTTCCAGTAGATCCGCTAAGGTTAAATGATGTTGAATCAGCAAGTGTTATAGTTGATCCTGTTCTACCAATAGACGCTTCTGTATCTGTCAACTTCATAAATGCAGTTTTGGAAAAGTCATCGTTGTTTACGTATGCCTCAATCTGTTGATAGGTGCTTGTGCCGTCACCAATTTCAAAAACAGTGTAGTCCGTTTCCGATCCTATTGATAAAAATGCAGAATCTAATTCTACCGTCCTGAAAGTGTTGTAAATTTTCCCGTTTGAATTATAAATATTGGTTCCATCAATACTAAGTGTGTCGTTTCCTGTAATTTCCCCACGCTTTAGATAGTATCTTTTGTTGCCCTCTTTGAGAAACACCATACCATTTTTTACAGCTGTGACCCCATCGTAAACATTACTATTTTCATTCAAACAATCTTCCAAAACCTCATTGACTGATCTCTGATACGTGTTATAATTAGTTGTCAATCGCATTGCTGTCCAATCCTTATTCAATGCTTCACGCACCAAAGTCTCATTATTGGTTATTACCGTTCCTTCAATATTCCTAGCTATGATCTGTTTTAGACCTACCGTGTCAGTCAACGGATTTGGCACTAAAACTACTTGATTCCATCCATCTTCCCATCTTGCAGCATTTAGTGAATCTAGGTTGATTGATGTTTTAGATTGGTCAATAATGTTGGTATAGCCTACTACTACAATTCCGTGGATAAATAACTCTGCGTCTGCTTTTATTACCGATGTCCAAAGTTTATCGTAGGTAGGAGTTTTGCCTACAAAAGATGTAGCGTTAGTATATTCAATTGTACTTTTTGCATTCGAAACAAAAGAATATGAAAATGAAGTATCTGCATCATAAGACCTTACACGTACTGAATCGGTTGTGCCTCGCGCATAAACGTTCAAATGTTTGCCGTAATGCTGAATAGATATTGAATCTGTTGGAGAGATTCGCACCACTGCGTTCAATCCTGCAAACCCGTCTACCTTTATTGCACCACCTAGCAAAGTGACATTGTCGGGATCATATCTAAAGACTGAAACTCCTTTATCCCTTAGATCAGTTTCAGCAGCAGAGGCCACCTCGACATCACCAATGAAAACTATATTGTCAGATTTCTCTGCTTCACTAGAATTTAAGTGGTGTTCGTAACGTCTTGCATTTAAAGTCTTAACAGTCTCATCTTTTGAAAGGCTTGCGCCAATTGTGTTGACTGCTGAAAATCCAAGGCTATCTATAAATTGCCTCTCATTCAAGCTATCAAAATCAGCATCATTTACTTTGTCTATGACAGCCCAGGTAAATCCTGCCTCGGTAATCCTCAAAGAGTCTGTATTTGTGAAGGCTGTGATAAGTTCGTTTGTTTTTACACTGTCGCCATCCGCAATATTGATAATAGTTCCAGTTCCTCCACTTATATCTATGGTCTGTAGGTTTCCTATTTTACCACCGTTGGAAAGGTTTTGCGAGTCTGTGTTATCTAAATAAGCCGATAAATCAACTGACTTAAAAGGCACACTATCCAAACCCAATGAAAGCCTTAATATATTGGAAACTATTGCAAATGTGTCTATTTGTTGCAGCTCGTTCGTGGTATTTAAATCTGGTGTGGCTGCATCAACTATTTGTCCGTTCACGTCTTTACCTAGATAACCAGCGAAAGTTGATCCAGTGAAATCTGATGCCCTTATATCTCCAATTACATTAAATGTCGGGCCTACCCATGAACCCTTGCCTGTTCCTGTGTTATAAAAATTGATGTCGCCATTCAAATCAATCTTGAAGGAATTTGCAGAGGTTGAAAGATTTCTAAATTGAATTGGGTTTTGTAAGTCAAAATAAAATCCTGCATCTATGTAAAAAAATCTAGAATACGTAGATGAACCATTGATATGAAATTGAGATTGACTATAAGAATTATTTGGATTAATTGACAACAAAGGATAAGAGGTAGCTTCTGCTTTTACACCAACAAGATTTGTTGGGGAATTTACATTTAATAAATTTTTAATATTTACCGCTGTGCTTGAAGGTTTATTTGTCAATTGTCCAGAAACTAAATTCCACTTTGACGTATCGTCTTGGCCCACATAACTAGGATTTAAAATAGGTAAGGGAATTGTCGTGTTCCTGCTTGGTAATCCGCTTCTTATGTCTAATATCCTTAATTTATCCAATATATTATCAGAACTATTGTCACTAATATAAGTGCTTAACTCTATAGTTTCTGTTGGTCTCAATTGTGTAACACCAATCGCAGAAGAAAAATAATTATCCCAACAAACAGAATCATTTAACATATATGGTACAGTTGATTCAATGGCCACTGTATCACCTCCATAGAAGAAGTTTCCAGATACATCAATGTATCTTCGAGTAGCTGTCTCCGTCCCTCCTGTTGTTTTTGTATATTGTAAATGAGATTTGGTATAATACCCAAAATTTCCACTGCCCTCATGTCCCCAAATTGACTGTATTACGTCATATCTAATTTCCTTTGAGACATTATAATCTACAGGTAAACAGTGTTGCAACCTATTTATACCGCTTGGGAAAATATTTGTATTTAAATCAAACCCAATTTCTTCTATAAATCTTTTGGTTTCAATGGGCTGAATGTTTGGAATAATTTTTGCGCTTATTTCTTTAGCTGCTCGCTCTCTTATACTTTCATATTCATGGGTCCCATCATTGGCCAATGTGCTATCTCGTACCATTTCGCCAAACTCACAACTAAGATTATAAGCAGCCGCACCGTATTTTTGGGCTACCTTCAAATTTTCTCCCCAAATATGCCTGTCAAATGTGCTCCATCTTGTAGGGTTCGCACCTGTTACAACTGTTGATATAGTTAAAAAACTATGAGCTTTTGGAAGTAATGGTAAATATTTTCCAAACAACGTATCAAGATATATACCATGTTGATCCGGTATTCCATCATTCGTACCGAAATTTGAAAATACAGCATCATAGCCAATTGCTTCTGCATTTGTAGCGTAGACATCTGGTCTAGTATCGTTGTATAAATACGACCCTCTTGATCCAGATTTTGCATAGTTGTGAAAACATATGCCTGTCTTTCTTAAAAAATAAAAACCGCTTGTGTGAACAACTCCCGATGTAATTTTCATTTTTACATACGGTAAATTATTATCCCCAATAGCAAATTTTAAATATTTTACCGCCGCCGTTCCACTTGTTGAAGTCGTGCCAGAAAACAAGACTTTCTCTTTATACCCTTGCATGATCCCAACTTCATAGTCAAAAGAACCACCGCCAACTTCATCACTGTATTCGATATAAATAGAATCAGCAAAAGATTGATCATAACCATACACCCCCCGCAATGCGATAGTGTCACCACTTGAATTTTTAGAACCAAAATTTTTCAAACTTATTCTTTGACCGCTCGCATTTGCAGGAGTATAATCACCTGTTCCAGCCCAATCACCACTTGTTGCCAATGAAAATCCTGCTGTCCCCTGTGTACTTACGTAGCCATGACCACCAAATCCGTATTTTTGAATCAGGGGTTTCATTATCTCAAATGCGTAAGAATCGTAACTTTCAGATCGACTATCGCCAAAAAAAGCAACGTCAACCCTTCTAGTATTATCTATTATTTTCCTGCTCAAATTAGCTAGTCCCCAAGATTGAAACCAACAGTCGTTCATTGGAACCATTTCAGTCCGCCCGTCACTCATGGTTGTCTTTTCGTACCATATCCTATTCAATGTGTCACGGGTTAAGTATTGATATGTTGTACTATCGTCAGTAACTTTGATTATTTCAGTTTCCAAATATGGTCTGTCGAGCTTAGTAGGCGTTATGCTTCCATCGTTCACATTTGCAGTGATATTGTTGGCAACTTCCGTAAGTGTGACCGTTGCTGTGCTTGATACCGTTGTTGAATCTATTGTGGTAGGATGGATTATTTTCCCAACAAAAAACTCAGCAACATTTGGCCCAGACTTGTAAAAAATAGAATCGTTACTTAGTCGTGGGATGCCTCTTTCATTCAAACTATCCCTATCAGGTATTCTCACCTTCAAATGATAATTACCGCCACCAATATCATACTGAGAAACTAAACCACTTATTATAGATGTTGTGTCCAAAAGAATAGATCCCGCACCTTCTGGTATAATCCACTCAAATTGACCGCCGCCTTGGTCGTCTACTATTATATAATTATCTGATATTACTTGCTCTGCGCATGTATCACATGGTGTGTATTTTATTTCATTTGGATCACCTTTGAAAAGAGTGCCAAATTCATTCCCTACAAGTGTATCTGGATCATTTGGATGTATGACTTTTAATCTATATTTATCTGGACCCGTGCTATATTTCTCAAGTCTTACATAATTGTTTGCGTCCGTACTATCAAAAGTTATAAAATTCAAATTATTAGTGAAGTATATTTCACCGTAACCAATTGCATCATTATAACTTAAATCTGCTTGATAGTCATCTACTGTTTCTGGAATACAAGTAGGGCAAGGCAAATAAGATATTTCTGTTAGTGATGACCTAAAAAAAGAGCCTATTTCATTTCCAACAATAGAATCTGGATCACCGCCACCTCCCGAAATATTAACCGTGTCTCCGTTATAAACCCATTCGCCATTTATGTAAAATGAATCAGCAGATCCAACTATACCCAAGCTGTCAATTGGCATATGTTGATAAATATAAAATGTGTCTTTCCTAGCGTGATCATAATACGCTGCCTTAGCAACCAAAACACCGCCTTTGTAAGGTGATCCCTGAAGTGCGTTTGGTTTTACCCCACTTTGCGAAAAAATCGAAACAGCAAAAAATAGAAATAATATTATACCTACTAACCTCATTTTATACTTTGTGAATTACGATTAAAGAATATTCTAGAGCGTGTGCCTCTGATGTAAGTAACAGCCCTTCAGAATTATATGACCATTCGCTTGCAAGTGTTGGCGTTGAAGCTGTATAAGTAACATTGAGTCCATCGATAGTTATTTCTAAGTCTGTTGGGCTTGTGGTAAGCAAATTTATACCGTAAACAACAAACTCAAATCCTATTGCATTTCTGATTATACAATAAACGTCTTTATCTGATGACGCAAAAAATACATAATCTTCTTTTGAACAAGTGCCGTTCGTGATCTTCAAGAAATAAACTCCTTCGCCTGATCTTGTTTGTGTCGATGCTGTGCCAAGTGCTTGTTTGCCTTCACCACCACCCCTATCTATTAACCATTCGTAAGACGGTGTAGGTGCGTCCGTTACTGCCGTTAGTGTGTTCCCGCTCGACGTTATACTTATCGTAAAATCACAATCAATTTCTGAAACTGTTATGTAAATCCCTTTTACTTTTTTGCATTCCCCAGCCTCGACCGTTACCCAATATGTACCACTTATTAGAGCCGTATAAGGCAAAGCCGTTGCAACTTCTACACCACCAGTTTTAATGGAATATGTTTCTGTTTCGCCATCTGGAACATTGGAAACAACCCCATTTAACTCGTTGCCTACCAAAGAAAGTACAAGCGAAAAATCATCACATTCATTATCGACAACATAAAGTGAATTGACCCTACAAACTCCTATTTGAACCAAAACGTTATACTCTCCTGAACTTGTAACCGTTGCCGTTGTGCCCGTGGATATTAGAACCCCGTTGCGATACCATTTGTAAGATGGCGTACCAAGTGGAGCATCTGTTAAAGTAACGCTTAATGTTCCGTCAGTGTCAACTATTGAGGCCGTAAAGTCTACGCATTCGATTTGGTTATTGTCTGGATTCTCAGGGTTTAAAATGTCGTCTATGTTGATTATATCGCAACAACTTGACGCGCTTTGTGAAATGTCGGCAAATTCAAACCTTACTTCAAAGACTGAATATCTACCGTTATCTTGCTCACTTCCAGAAACTTCGATATTGCGAATGTCTTTTGATCCGATGCCAGTATCAATCGTATTGTAATCGTTTACTTTTAGTGAGTTAAAAAACTGGTTAAATCCTGCGATACCAAGATATTGAAGCCTTTCCGTTACCGATTGACTTATTGATTTTCTAGTTTCTCCATAAGGCCCAATGATTGATATGGTTTCTGTTTGTGGATCGCTTGGAAGTATTTGGCTTTCATTTAGAATTAGCTCTAAAGTTGATGCGTCATTATCCCAATCGTGATATTGGTTTGAGCAACTGTTTTTAGTTTCAATCCTTTGAACGCAATCGCTTGAAACATATTCGATAAGTTCTGAATAATGCGTCGATCCTATTTTTATACAGTACCTTTTACCTGTTTCCAAGTTGGCTGTTACCCTTACTGATTTGTATGAATTGCCGTCTATATCCCAATTGTGTGAGGTTATTGTTGCTGGAGCTGAGGCGTTAGTATCGTAGTTTATAAATGCAACGGTATCAACGCCCGAAAATATCACATCTAAAAGAGGTGTTTTAAATATGGTTCTGGAATCTACTTCCTTTCGTGTGTAGACAAATGTAAAAGGATGGTATATTCCGTACATTTTACTTCTTTATCTTTAGCGTTAACAAATCTTGTTCCGTTATTTCGGTTGTCTCAATTAAGTACGTTCCATATTTAGTTTTTACGCTCATGTAAGGCATTAAATTTTGCCATGTGATTACGCTGGTCATTAGTTTTATTGAACCCGACAAACCAACGCTAAAAACATCAAAAGTAACCTTTTCGCCATTTATTTCACATGATTTCATTGGGCGATCTAAGTCATGAAGTTTTCTGATTAGATTTTCCATTGAAAGTTGTGTGTTGAGGCCTATAACCGCACTGCCATTTGTCGATAACAGAAAAAACAAGTCTTCATATTCCGATTTGTTAAACTCCTCATTATTGATCGAACTTGCAATGTCAGTAACAAGCTTTTCCGTTGCCTTTGTTTTCTCGTTTGGCTTTGCGTAAATGTTTGGTGTTGCATAAACTAGCTTTGCTTCATAGTGTGAATTGTTTTGAAAATTTACAACATAAGTGAATAACTCTTGATCAATCTTTTCAGCGTTCATTTCTAATGGTGCAAACTCGTAGTCTTTACCGTCTAAGTCTACGCCTTTTCTTGTAAAATATGACTTGTGTTCTAATCTTATCGTTTCGGTTTCTTCAACAAAAAATAGGTTAAACATGAAAAGCAAATCAGCTATAAGGGTTTTAACCTCGATTATTCCAGATTTACCAAAACTGTCTTCAATTGCGGCCTCTCTGATTACGTCAAAACTTTGTGCGATCTTCATATCTTGGCAAAAAGAATCTGCGAACTCGTAATACTTGTTTGATGGTTGTGTACCGTCTATATTGATTCCAAAGAAATTGCTACTCAACTCTTTGCCTGTGCATGAAAAAATGTCCTCTAAAATCTCATTTAGAAAGTATGTGTTAGAAATGGTTTTGTCAATATATTGGCCTGTCCTTCCGCTTTCCCAATATCCAGACTGATAATAAAGAGTGTCAAATAACCCACCTACATTTGTATCATTTGGGTTTTCTGCCCCCCATCCATTTAAATCATTCTGCAACTTACTGTAAAAATACCCACCAAAAAGACCGGGCAACCAGTCAGTAGTTATTTGAGTAGGTGAATAAATTGTTACATAGGTAACCGATATGCTAACCTTTGTTGAAATTACTTGTTCATAGTCCCCATATGTTGGGTCATTGAATTTTTCTATGACTGGCTCAATTAAAAGCTGTGCATACTCTACGAAAAAGCCTACTGCGCTCTGATCTGGAATGCCACCAACTAAGGCTAATATTTCATTTAAAGTAAGTCTAGGAACCAAGTCTAATGAATCCCTGTAAATGAAAACCTCATTGTAATATGTGCCCCGTCCCAGTTCTCCTTCGAGTGTCTTTGTGTCTGTTTGGGTATAATCAAAAATATTTATCTTTCTTTCAGCAACACAATCCAATGAGTTTTTGAGCCTTACTTGCTTTTTAGTTATACAGTTTGGTAGATCAAAATTGCCTTCACTATGTTTTAGAACTATGTCGCGGCTAAACAGGTTTTCTGCGTCACATTGCTTTTCAATAGTTCCTTCTTCTTCTTTGTAGGCGTTCAACATGGCCGTTACCAGATATTCATGATCCGTGCCTTGGTAGATTATCTCATTGGTAATAGAATCAACCTGAAAACCGTTGTCGATTTCCTTTTTTAGTGTGTACCGTTGTAGGTATCTTGTTGATATGTTACTTACGTCTACTTTCAATTTCTTAGGCTATTAGCCATGAATAGTTTATACTGATTAAGAATTATATCCAGCTCTTCCAGCGTTTCGTAAACGTCGATTTCATCAAACGGTGTGAATATCGTTCTGAATTGCCCTTTGTCGACAACGCTAACAATGATAGAAACATCAACTAACATTCTATTGCCGTCTGTGGCTGTAAATCTGCTAAACGTTCTCATACTGTTCTTTTAAGTCTGGTCTTAATCTAAATGCTAATTCGTCACTGATCCAATCTAGTCTATGCCGGCAGTTGTAACCGCCTAAATCAGCTATTGGGTTATATCCGCTTTCTTGCTTGCCTTGCCAATCCAAGTTGGCCCAAGATAGTATTTCGCTTTCATGAAAAATCTTACCGTTTCGATCCCTGCAGAACCTTCTTGAACCACCTATTAACCCTCCTTGATAAAATGCAAAGTTAAGACCTAATTCCTTTCTAACTTCATTTGTTGCAATTCTTTGATATTGCGAATAAATATCATGTGTCCAACGCTGGTAATATCTTTTGGCGATGCTCTTATCAACTATCAAAACTTCGAGTTCTTTTCGTAGCTCTTTTAGCGTTATCCCGTCGGGCCTACTCATTAATAAAATGGCCCTTGATTTTATATCAGAAAAGATTATCTCCAAAGAAAGGACTTTGTTTGCCGTTGTTGAACTTTGCTTTTCTAGTTTCTCAATAGTATCTTTTGATTTTTCAATAGCCGATACATCGAATCTAAGGAAGTCTTTTAACCCTTTTTTGAAGTAGTCTAAAACCCCCCCCGTAACGAACCTTATAAAGTCACCCCAAAGAGAACCTAGTTTTTCAGATGACTTATTGATGTTGCCAATGGCCCTAGTGTTGTTGTTTGTAAGGGTTATTTTGTTTTTATCATCATAGGTAATATTATCAATCAGATAGCCGATTACAGCATTATACAACATGCGTTCAATGAATGATAGTTTTCTATCAGTGCGCTGTAAAAGTTTATCTAAAAATTCATCCATCTGTGTAAACTTTTAGAACATTATAGGCTCGTTTACCGGATCGGATTGTTTTATTTCTTCGCGTATTTTGTCTACTTCTTCATTTATGACCCTCAACCTTTCTGGATGCTCCATTGTAAAAAAGTCGTTGCCGTACTTACTTGTAACTTCGCTTTTTATCATTCCGAAATACTCATAAAGGATTCGGTAACGGTTGTTTTTGTCGAGACCTGAAATGATGGATATTACTACGTTTTCGCTCTTATCTGAAAATGGCCTGTATCGTTCCCACACTGAAAAACGTTCAATTGCTTGTGGACTGTCTATGTGTTGTTTCTGCATTATAGCAAGGTCAACCGACTTAATGATTTCCATCGGTGCGCCCGAATCGAGTAGGCTCTTTCTTTTTGCTGCCAAACTCTCAATAGATTCCAGTTTTAAATTGAGCGTGTAGCCATGCAAGAAACTTAATCCTTCATACCCTTCAATGCTTGCTTTAACTTCGCACATCCAAATAAATAGGTCGCTTACCTTCATTCCTACTTGGTTCAATGTAGAATATATGCCTTGCAAGTCAATGACCTTTTCCGTTGCTGTGGCTGCAATTTCGTCTTTGGTTATGATCGTAGAATTGAAAACAGTTCTCATGATCTCATCAACTATGTCAGCAACATCAGTTTTTAGGAACGTCAAAAAGTTATCTGGAGCAAAAACAGTGTGCGTAAGATCAGAAAGTTTTAATGGATTTTGAGCGTTCATGTCTGGAAATGGGAACGTCATAACATCTTGGCTTGATGTATGTATTTGTTCTCCTGAACCTTGGCAAGCGTCGCACTTGTGCCCCGTTGGTGTACCGTCTCTTTCTATGAACCCATGATTGCAAGCTAAGAAATTTCCGTTAGTGTCATCCCTCATTGTCCACCTACAAGGCTTGGTATAAGCAAACTTTTGAATGATTCCGTGAGTTCCTTTTGCTGTGTCCAAATCTGAACCCTGCCAATGTAGCGACTTTAATAGTTCACTTGCCGAATCAACCAATGCAACAAATGTTTTTTGGTTTGTGGTTGCGTCCTTTAAAATGCCTAATGGGAATGCAAAGTTTTTCTTTGTTTCCTCTTCTTCGATGTAGTAGTTTTCAATCGGGCCAATTTCTGCAGGGTTATACATCGTCTCTTTGCCCTCTTTGTGAATAACTTTTACTATCGATTCGTCACTGTATAGAATGTAATCTTTGACCGTCTTTTTATTGACAGTCCTTTCAGATTGAAAAATCACGTATTGAAGATTGCCGTTCACAATATAGAAATCGTAAACACTGGACGAAGGGTAGACTTTAAATTCTAGGTCGTTGTATTCGTTGATCCCGGCAACACAAAATGAATTGGCGTCGACAATATTATTGTACTTCACCATTTCAAAGCAGAAAGACGCTATATTATTGTTATAAATCCACTCTTTCATGATGTCAGCGCGTGGATCGTCTTTCTCGACTGGTATAACGTTGATCGCTGGCTTATCCATAGTGTCGAGCTGATTAATCACATTCTCTATTTGTCTAATCGTGTGCTTTGACCTTGATATTGTTATCCTTTTCCTTTGTTTTTTTTGTGGATCGCTTTCTTTTGTTCGATATTCCCAAAGTAATTTGTCAAGGGTTTCACCGCTGCCCAAGTACATGGCCTTTTGATATGCGGCCTCCTGAACTGGCTTAACCAACAAATCATTTGGTTTATCCCTCTTTATACTGTTTATAAGGAAATCTAACATTAGATGATAAAATTTTCACAAATATAAAATTTGAAGCGTCTTTATATGTCTAATTGCAATAGTTAAATGGTAATGAATATAATATGTTAAATATTTTCTAAAAACGTGCGTGGCATTGTATAATATATTATATTTGTAGGGTAAATTAAAAAGAAAGGATGTGAATAGCATAATCGTTTACTACAAAAAAAAAGATGGTCAAATAGACATCAATAACTCAAAATTGTTTATTGGGGATAATGAGCATTTAATTCAGCACCTTACCAAAGGTGGTTATTTTTCAAAATCTGCTTTATTGCCATTTTTTGAATATCAAGAAACAACCGAAGGTGGTCAAGAGTGTTTGTTTATAACTGATGAAGTTGCTGAATCGATTGTAAAATCAAATTGCAACCTTAAAGGTAAATTTTGGGATAATAACCCACAACCGATTTACGAAAGCATTGCAGAACGTAATGAAGTAAAATATGGTGATGGCGTAAATATGGGATGGTTTAAATAAACTTTTTAAAAAGCAGTTGCGGACGCTCAGGTGTGTTAGTTTCTTTGATATTGCAATCAATTTAAACTTTGATACCACTTTTAACCAACTCAAAAACTACCTTTTGCGTGTTCGTATAGTTGTCAATCAACTTTTGCTCCATGTCATATTCAAGATTGAAACGCTTTGAAAATACAGCCGCCAATTCTTTGAGGCTTTGAGGCTTATCACTTTCTTCCCTGCTAAATAGTACGAATCCATAAAATACTAGGTTATGACTTTGAATCATCGAGTATCTAACCCATATGTTTGTCTGGTAGTTATTCTCTCTTTTCACTTTGTATTTTTTTAGCAAGATCAAACAAATCTAAGAAGTCAGGACAATAAACCATACCGCGCAAAACCATCAAATCATATCCCAATATCTTATTTGTAAAAATTATCATTTTCTCGTACGTTTCCTTTATCTCTTTGGCGTCTAAATCTCGCTTGTTTCGCTTTGTTGTCTTTCCCCCTTTATTGCGGCCAGATAAAATTCTCTGAATCCGGGTATCAATCTGCCCGCTAAGTCCAAAAAATCTAGGATCGGGATCTCACCCCAATCAGTGTACTTGTCTCTAATTTGTTCCTCGGTGTGAACGTTTAGCTTTTCGCCCTCTTTGATGCAGACTAGCGAGCAAAATTCTACAATAGCGGCCCTGTTGTTGAGCTGATAGTTAATCATACCTTCGTCTATACCTTCGAGTATTTTAATCGCCGTGTGCGCGTTACCTTGTGCGTTATCTTGACCCTTGATAAGGACGTTCTTTGCCGATCTGATAGCTTTTATGAGAGTTTCAAAATCGGTATTCATTCCAAGTAGTGCACCCCTTATTTCGTATTCTGGTGCTCTAGTTGTAGAAAGTGCCTCAGGAACTATTTTGTAAATTGTTCCGCTACTACCTACTATTATTCGTTCGTCTAAATATATGCCTGTTTTTTTGGTCATTGTTCGGTAATTTCTCCAGCTGAATAAATCTCTTTACTTGCTGAAATTTGTTTGATTAAATCTATCGCATCGTAAGAACTTTCTGCCATTATCTCTATGCCTTTAATGATTTCGCCATATTCATCACTCCCTAAGAATGTGACTAAGAACAGTTTTTTTGCCATCTATATTCTTTTAACCGTTTCCAAAAGACTTAATCCAGTCCATCCATAGCCTTTATTTCTTAGCTCTTGCTTTGCTGTGTCCGATTCCTCTAACAATAAAGATAGTTTATTGAGTATATCTTCATTGTCCTTTGCTTCTATTATAAGCTCCTTCCATTTTTCTGCTTTCATTTTATAAATTTTTCGGCTAAATAAAGCGTGATAAAACAAAGGCACGACAACAACACATCTTGAAACGCTATCAATGAGACCCAAAAGGATAGGCATTTAGGACACGTCAACAGCTTCAAAAACATTGCAGTAATCCAATGTGATTTTTGACCATGATCAAATACATACTTTTTGACGCCTGCCAAAAGTTCACCCGGCATCATTGTAATGTGAAGCGTTATAAAGATCGATGTTACGAGTAGATAGTTGGTTAGCATATTTTGTCTTTAAAAATAGGGATCGAGCAATCGCCATAAAAAAGAAACTCAATGTCAATCAACGCAATTTCTTTGTCAAAGTATTTTTGCACCGTTTGTGTTGAAAACCTGAATTTGTGACGCGATGTGAAATGCTTGTTTAGCTGCCCAAATATAGCTAAAGGAACTTCATAAGTATTTATCTTATTCCCAATGGCTTTATAAGGCGTGAAAATGTATATCGAGGCCGTTACCAGTACTTCATTTTTTATCTCGCTGTTGGTGCTCGCTATGTTGTTTAGAAATAGATAACCGCTGATTTCGTTCTCATTGTAGCTGTAAATGTTCCCGTTACATGATGGATCAAGTGAAATGCCATAGGGTAGTTCTTTGTCGGTTTGGTTGTGACACCATCCACCCCAGCTAGATAGAATTTCAAGTGATTCCACGTAATTGGTTATTGCTGTGATCTTTTGCGTAAGTGTTGGTATTGCCATTATCTATTATTGTTTTTTACTTTTTTAGAGTTTAGCTTGCTCTTTTTAGTATTCCAATATATTTCATTTACCTTTTTCTTTATATTGACTTTTGGCGTTATTGGTAAATCTATCTCAGAATAAAAGTCTAAATATGTCACTTTGCTTGGTATTTCCATTATTCTGGTTCTTTTAGTTCTTTTATCGCCTTATAATCTTTCGTCTCTCATAACTTCTTTTATCTCATTTGATAATACCCAATTCAATTTAATACCTTTGCGCTCCATTATTTATATTTGTCGAATATCTTTTGAATCCTTTTTTGGTTGGCCTCGGTTATGAAAGCCTTATCTTCTTTTGAAAACCCTATGATCGATTTCTCTATTATCTTGCTATTGAAGTTTATCTTTGCTTGGTTGAACGATGCGCGCGCCTTTATTTCTATGATCGTAAAATCATCGTTGTGCTCTATTATTTCGGGCCTTATATCGCTGAACATATCGTTGGTGAATGTCAATGTCCTTTTATCAACTGGAAGGCCTAGAGACTTTCTCAAAGCTTTGTAACCTTCGGAATATAAAGGCATCTTTTGACCATCCATATCAACGCCTGTATTTTGAACCCTATTGGCTACCAAAGCAAAACCATCGGACGCAATCAGTAAGCCGTTTCTTTGCCTGCTTTCTGCAAGCTCTTTGGCTATGTTCTGATATTTTGTTGATAGTTCTTTTAAGCCCATTTTTTAATCTTCAAATCTATCTTCGTTAAGTCTATCGCTTAGTCTTTTTACTTTTTCGGCCTTAGTGTTCACTACAAACTCTTCCATATTTGGGAACATATACAATAATTGCTCTATCATTATTAAAGTGTCTGCAACTTCCCCAGCTAAGTCTATAAACCTCTTATTGTCATCCTTTCGGATAAACTTTCTAGTGGCTAAAGCTAACTCAGTGGCTTCTTCTTGTAGCATTTCTAATTGTGCTCTTTTGCCCCATTTTGCAATTACTTGCTTGTAAACTGTTTCGTTACCTGTCATGTTTGGTTTAAGTTTATGCAAATATATCGATTTTCTATAATAAATTATCTTTACCTGTGAAATTGTCGTAAATGTTGGTTTTAAAGAAGTGATCGCAAGCAAGTCCTAGTAAGTCTACTGCCTCATCATGTGCCGCCTTTGGGAATGAACACATTTGATTTATCAGCGCATCGTTCCATTCGCCTTTTAGCAATTGAAGTTTACCGCTTTCAATGTATATCGAAGCCAAACCAAATGCAGCGTCTTTAGGTTGTGAAACTAACTTTGATTGAATAAGGCTTGCAGGAATCTTGGTCTCCTTGTTCATCATTTGTTGCAATGTGTGACCGCTTGCCTTTGGTTCTATCTTTGCCTGTTTAACGTTTCTTGCACTTCCATATACTTTCAAGTGCTCTAAAAGCTGTGGCATTTCATAGTATAACGATTGGAAATTAGTAACGTAAAGAACTTGTTTGGAAACGTCAAAATATAAATCCATAATTCCAGTAGGATCATTCTTTTGATTATCTGTATAAGCTCCGTCTATGAACAAAATAGGCTGGAAAAATCTAACTGGTAGTTCGTCAACGATCTTGAATGCGTCTCGCGCTATTCTTAGACCACCCCTAGGAACTGGATTTTGTTGATATAAAGATTGAAATATGTTTTCGCTTAATGATTTGAACGCCTCTAATTTCTTTAGATTGTGCCTGTCGGGCCATAATGCTTCACCTATTGCGCGTTTATCTTCAGGGTCGCTGTTGTCTTCTTTTATGGCTGGTATTTTTATAACCTTCCATTCGTGCGCGTTAGGATTTATCTTAGGGTTTAAAATGCGGCCCCCTAGATCGTCTTCGTGCCACCTAGTCATGATAAGTAGTTGCTTTGACTTATTGTGTAGCCTAGCAAGTAAAACAGATATATACCAGTTCCATACCCTTTCCCGATACGTTGGCGATTGAGCCTCAATGTCGTCCTTTACAGGGTCGTCAATAATAGCAATGTCAACAGGAACACCAGAAAGGCCACCAGTAACGCCAATAGACTTGAAAAAACCCTTTTTGCCTACTATCTCAAATACCTCGCTATTCCTTAGCCAGCTTTGAGTAGTAACAACGTTCTTTGAGTTTATAGTTGCGTTTGGGAATATCTCTCTATATTCGTCCGAATCAATAACCTTTTGTATATCTCTATTGAATGAATTTGCAAGATCAGAACTATAAGAAGCTAAGGCAATTTTAAGGTCTGGATTTATTCCAAATGCGTGAGGCGCAAATTTTCGGCT